TTCGTCGCACTTAAGGTCTGAGTAGTTGACCCCGCTGAACCGCCGGAAGAAGCCTTGTCAATGGCTTCTTTCTCTGCTTCCAGTTGTCGCACTAAACGGTCCACAAACCATTTACGCAATCCCACGGGCAAATTATAAGCTTCTGTGAATGACCAACCGCCTGAATATTTTAAGAAGAAGAACTGCTCATACACGTTCTCCATATAATCAGCGGTCAGGCCAAAAAAAGTCCGCGGTGAGCGGAACCTCCATCTCTTGCTCATGATCACACTCTTCACATCCAAAAGTCTGTGTTAAGTCTACATTGGGGGTCGCAAGCCTATAGGCTTGGCGCAAATGACGCGCATCGCGAGAAGGCATGCTATCTATCAAAAGTTTTAATACTTTAGGATCGGTGCTTCCATTTACTCCCACAATTATATTGGTTAATTGAGTCGTAATTGCGCGTTCTGTCAAATTATTTCGAGCCTGCTTGGTGGTACCTACAAGACTCTTTTCATCACGCCCTGTAAGGAGGCGAAAAGTAATTGTAGCCCCTAAAACAGGAACCTTTACATCATATGTGTGGGTTCCATCATCATTGGCCACAATATTCATTACATCGAGATCTCCCCCGTTATATACTGTAGCCTCATTTAAATCAAATGAATAATCTTGGGCAGTATTACATGCGGGACACGTAATCTGGGTTTTATAGCCATTTCCATATCCCGAGATTCGAGCAGCAATAATAATTGCATTGCGATCTCCTATTAAAAGGGTATCAGTATCGATAAATTTGTCTACTATGATGTTTTTCATTAAACGCTCAATAGCTAGACCCTTTTTTAATAATGTTCTCGACGTAAGAAGGTCTTCTTCCTTCGCCGTCATGTGTCGAATCTCAATGCTCGTTTCATTATAGAGCGGATGGCCCTCATCATAAAACTTTCCTTGTGAAGGAAGCTCTACAAATTCAGTTGGTACAACAAAGGAAAACACGGGGTTATCCTGTTGCATCACTTGAGGAGGAGGACCACTAGATTCTGGCGTGGTGTCGCCCATGCCTAAGCGATCTTTATTTCGTGACAATATTCACCTCTTTTATAAGTCTTGTCTAAATTGGGGCTGCTTGTTCCGGGGCAGGAGAATTGACGTCGGCGCCGCCAACTTCTCCCGACGCGCCGCCTGTAGCTTTGTCGAAAACGGGAGTTTCGCCGGGAGTGTCTAGGGTTGCCCAATCGTACTTCAGCGTCATGCTTACCTCTGTAAGGTCGTCGCCACCATACTCCAAGTCTCCGAACTTCAAATCCGTAATCCAAGCATTCTGGAGCGTCCATGTTTCGATGCTCTCTCCGCCGCCGTTGAGCGCTGTAACAGTTACCTGTCCGAGATTAGTTGCCGCCGTTGCTTTCGTCATAGTCGACAGGTCACTCGTAGTATTAGGGGGGTTATAGCCAGCCTTTTGGATGAGGCTCGTCAAACTATGAGCAACGTCAGGATCTTGGGGATCTACCATAGTGATAACAACATCGTTCCATGTGACCGAGCCGGGATAATAAAACGTATGATTCAAATACTTATGTTCCGCTGCTGCAATCGTGAAAGAAGGCTTGGCCGCGGTCTTTGCAAACCACAGATTAGTGTCATCCGGGAAACCGCTGATGCGAACTATAAACCTAAATTTTCTTTTAGGATCCTTAAGCGCGGTCGTGCTCGAAAAATTGTCAGTCCAAAATGCCATTGTTTAGTTACTCCTGTGTAAGCGTTTCAAAATTAAATAGTAAGGAGAGAAAAAATCTCCATATCTTTTAATCATCAAATGACGCTCCTGTCGATGCAATCACAAAGTCGATTGCAATGTATTCAATTGCCCGGGCGGGCTTCACCATAATCTTAGCATATAAGATATTTTGGTCGATCAAATCTGCCGTTGTGGTGGACTCATCCAGAATCAAACGATATTCCGTAATTCCGTAACGAGTAAGCACACTATCCAAGAAGGGAGAAATCAATCCTCTAAAGCGAGCCCAAGTAGACTGAACGTTTTGTTCAAAGAGAATCTTGGTTGCAAGAATAGAAATCTGCTTCTTCAAGTAAATCACTAACCTTCTTACATTAATTCTATCCAGCGCAGACTGACGCTCTTGGAGTGTCTTCTGTCCGAATACCACAATCCCACTAGAGGGGAAGGAGGCGATTGGATTAATGCGTGCCTCGTACAACGTATCACGTTCCCGCGAAGTTAACTTTTCTGAGACAGCCGTTACTGGAATTCCAGCGGCGCCATCAGTCAAACCACCGCGATTAAACCCGGCTGGTGCAAACCAAATATCAGACTTCTTTTCCGACGAGGCCAAAACGCCCAGCATTGCTACAGACGGCGGTATCCATACTAACACGCCACTTTGTGAATCCCGAGTCTGGACCCAAGGATAGAAAGTTGCGCCGTAGCTCGAATCCACGCGGCGGGCGCGAAGAGTATTCGCAGCTTGAATTGGAGTAGTTCCAATACGTGCCTTCTTAGTCGTCTTGCGTGCCTCGTGAGGCGGAATATAAATATTCGGCAAGTCAATAAGGGACATGGCATCTGCGCGCTCTTCACAAACGTTAATCATATGCTGTGTTAAGGAGTCTACAGTAAGACCTGGAACAGCCAGAAGATTCATGTTCAGCATCTCCGGATCTGCTACCGTGTCGATTGCTCGCTTATAGGTATAGTATCCCGTACTATTCTGGTTCGTTGCCGTGCCGGTACCGGACCCACCTGCGCCGGGGATACCAGCGTTGTAAAGCGGATCGGGTCGCAGAATATTCCAGCCATCCGAGGCTCCCCAGAAGGGAGCAGTAAAGCGATTATAGTCTGCATTAAGCAAGTCAGCAATCGAGCCGGAGGTAATAGATAGTCCGGCGGCGCGGGATCCAGAAGAATAATAATAACCCCCAGTAGAACCAGAGGTGATATCATCCAAGGAGAACACATAAGCGCTTCCCTGAGTACCCGTTGCACTCGGTGACGGCGTTCCTGTTACCGGATCACTAACCGAAGAAGCCCAAAGCTTTCTCAAACTAGCAGCCACGCTCGGATCGGATTGTGTGCTAGTGCGGCTACGAGTAGTCTGCATTCCAAAGTATGCATCTGTGGGAACTGCTAAGCCACCATCAGAAGCTGAGAGGCGCAGACGGGGTGTGGGCCACGAAAGTGAGCCCGTCTTAGCTACTTCTGCCATAAGTATGGCAGTCGTGTTGGCAGCATTGCCTGTGGTGCCGCTTACTACACTAGAGGGAGCGAAAATCATTTGAGCTGTAACCGCATTCGAGGCGTTGACCAAGGCTCTAAATCGGGGTGGTCCATTATAACCAAAGGGCAAGAGAGTAGAGTCAGTTGCTCCACCTTCCACATCGGTATCCATTTCAACGTACATGTACTTGGACCTATTAGGATATTCTCCATAAGTCTTCAAGCGGCGCGAAGTGGAATCCCATTGAGTATACTTGTCTCCAATCACTCTAGCGACGAAAGAGGGAGAAGCGGGATCTAATGAACAATTATCAAACCGCTCCATAACCTGTACATTGCTATCCGTATCATGGAGGTTGCGAATTACAACACTAAAAGTGCCATAATCATCGGTTGTCGTCGTTGACTGCCGAAGATTTTGAATGGAAACTTTGCAATTGTTCTGTAACCATTCGCCATGGCCGCGGCCAACGAGCCTAAATAGCCTCTGGAGGCTGTGAGGATCATAGCTACCGGGGGCGCCTAAATCTTGTCCCACAAACCAGCCGGCTCTCGCTTCAGTTGAAGCGCCTTGCAAATTTTGGGGTCCAGTGGTTTTGGTTCCAGCAAGCGCGATGGGCAGCATTACTCCATGCAATGCTCTTGCCGTCAAATCACTACCGGTCGCAAACCAAGCCGATCCGCTAGCAGTGGTACATCCAGCACGAAGGGCTTGTTCAAAACTTTCTCCAAGCCAATAATTTTTGCGTGCCGAGGTAGGATAAAATCTACCGGCTACAGATGATAGTTGTGGATTTGTATTGAATCGATTACGAACAAACAAATCAGAAGAATCATCAAAATTAAATTTAATTGTTTCGCTGCCTGTCGCCGCTGTAGAACCGGCATTACGAACCTGGACAGCAAATGTATAATCAGTAGTGTTGTTTGCTATTACGAGTCCCAGACCGCCAGTCGTCGCGCTGGTGCCGTGCATTGTGCCGCTCAGCGCAATGGAAGCACTAGCATTTACATACCAAACTGCAGCTAATACGCCTTGTTTGTCCAAGTCTCCGCCCAATACGGCGCCATGCGAGGAAGAGGGCCACACCCACAATCCATAAGCGCCGCCATTCTCTTTCACGCTGCTAGCAGGGCTGCTCAACGTTTTCCAGCCGGCTTTACCGTCGCCTGATGCGTTAGAATCTTCTTGACCCAAGAGGCGAATATAGGTTAACGGGGCCACATTCGAGTGCAAAAAGGCTTTAGCTGCGTAGGTGCCATACATAGGAGACTGGTAGTTTCCATCACGAGAGATGTCGCCACCTCCCATCCCGGCAACCGTATCTCCAAATACTTCAACAAATTCCGAATAGGATTGTACCTTCACTGGGGTCATTGCGAGGCCGCGGCGCGAACGGCCGATAACTACGGGTCCAATGGCGTCTGCGCTTTGAGGGCGAAAAGAATTATCAATTTCATTGATAAATACTCCGGGAGATACAAATTTAAAATTCTTTACTGACATGCTTGAGTTTCCTTTTAAAACAATTGCGAATTTATGCTACTGCAATCATTAATTAAATAGTATTTTTAATTCCAAAAAGCTCCTGAACTGCAAAGAAAAATGGGGGGTAACTTCAGGAACTGCTTTTAGGTCCGCCATCGGGGGGGTAC